ATAAAGGGTTCGCCGACTGGGGAGAGATGTTCGGCGATAACGTGCTGGCAACGGCAATCCTGGATCGACTGCTCCACCACTCAACCACACTGAACATCAAAGGAGAAAGCTACCGGTTAAAGGAAAAACGCAAAGCGGGAGTGCTGGCAAAAAACGCCACGCCAATCAGTGATGATGAAATGGCGGAAAGCGGACAACATTAATGACCAATAGCGGACATTAAAAATGGCGAAAAACGGCCAATAATCTTGGCGTTGACATCTTGCCGCCGTTTCCGTTGATTCTTCCGGAATGGGATTAATCAGGTCACTGCCGGCAATCATTACACCGACAGTCCCCGTTCCCATCCAGTGACGGTATGTCCATGCGCGGGTAATGCCGGGCACTTCTTTAGCCCAGACAACATAGTCCCCGTCAGCCCCGCCCTGAGGCGTCCAGTAATACCGCTCAATGACGCGGGCGCGCCACGTTTCCAGATCTTCAGTATCGAATCCGCCAGTCAGGGTATCTGCCACACCGGAAGACGGCAGACCATTCACCGGCGTGACCAGGATTAATGCCGTACCGTCGTCAGCGTTACCGACCGCACCTGCACTTGAGCAGGCGATCGGCACGCGCAGGACACCACCGGAGCTGGTTGCATCGGCAGTTGCCGTGTACTGAACCAGGTCATCGCGCTGAATAACACTCCCGGCAGTCACCTTCAGGCCATCGCTGACACCTTCCCAGCGCATATACCCGCTGGCAGCCGTGGCCCCCTTGCGCGGACACCGTTTCATCGCAGCATGTCGCGCCAGCCAGGACTCATCGCACAGGTCAGGCAGCATGTTCATTGCCAGATAATCGATGTAACCGTAAACCGTATGCAGCGCCGCCGCATACACCTTTGCCCGCACGTCTTCATCCATGCGCCGGAGCGTGTCGCTGACGTCCAGCCTGGCGAATAAATCGTTACGGAGCATACTGATATTTTCTGCCAGCGTCGGGCGCTGAAATTCACTGTCCGCCATGCGTTATCGCACTCCACAGATCATCAAAAGAAATCATTACCGGTCCGTCACGACGCCAGAGAGTGATACTGTTACCCAGTTCATTAATCCCGGTGCGGCGGATATCCAGATCAATACGGGACACCACGCCGTCATCAATCATCCATTGCAGGCATTCGCGGATATACCCCCTTACCGTCAGCACCAGCTGATTGGTCAGTTTGCTGCGCTGAAGCAGCCACAGTCGGGAGCCGTAACGGTCATTCTGTACCGCAGGCCAGGTATCCCCCCACCATCCCATCGGGACGTCGGCGTTGTCATCAGGCTCCGCCCGCCGCCAGGTAAACAGGGAAATCACCACGGCGCGGGTCAGCGGATCCAGCGGTGCGCTGGCGCAGGTGCGTTTACCGTTCACCGTCAGCCACAGTTCCATCATGCCTCCATCGATTTATCAGGTTTGTCGGTGTTACTGCCCTGACCGTTCTCTCTGTGACGATGCCCGTTATAGGCAAGCCGCATCGCTGACATGGTGGTGCCGCTGGAGTCGCACAGGTCTTTCACCTGTCCGGTCACTTCCAGGTCCATTTCAAAACGTGCTTTAGGTGAATTGCGAAACGTGATCGTTTTACCTGCACCGTCCACCACGATCCCCTCCCGGGTCAGCGTCACGGACTGCCCCTGATCGTCATAGACAGCCACCTCACCCGTCTGCAGCCCTTTCAGGCGGTAGCGCCGGTCCGACACCGTAACAACCACCGCATGAGAACGGTCACCATCCGGAAACAACACCACCGCTTCCGCACCGCTGTTTGCCCTTGCGGTAAAACCGTAGGGTTCAAGATGTTCAACCCCGGCTTTGGGTTCACCGGCAATCAGGGACACATCCACGGTCTGACATTTCGTGGCGGCACTGATGCTTTTCACCACCGCCCGCCCAATCAGGCCGAGGAGTTGTCGCTGTATGGTTTCAATCGCCTTCATCAGAACGGGTCCTCCTGTACTCTGGCTTTTTTCTTTTTCCGCGCGCCGGGGGCTTCGGGTTCAGGCAGATAAGCATCAGGTGGGCCGACACGGATTTCCGTCAGGGTGCCATTCTGGTCCTGAGTAAACGTGACTTCCGAGACAAGCAGTTCGGTATTGTCGAAACCACAGACCGGATCGAAGACAATCACCCGCTGGTTGGGCTGCCACAGCGTACCGTTACCCTGTCGCCAGCCCTGCACCACATAGGTGGTTTCATCCGTCCGCGCCGCCCGTTGTCGGGCTTCAAAGTCAGCACGCGCAATACAGCCTGCCCCCGTAGCCTGCCCTGTCTGCCTGATATACATCGGACGGTAACGGGCAATAAATGCGTCCTCTGTGCGGGCCCGCAGCGCGGTGGTGGTGGCCTCACCGAAATCATCGTCGTTTCCGGCACGCTGCCCCGCCACCTGGTAAACAGAAAACCGCTCCCGGATACTCTTCTCCGTATCACAGGAAAGGATGTTTTCCCCAAGTACCAGCGCGGTATGTGCCCGCGTTGAGCCAATACCGCCAATCACCAGCCTGCCGTGCGGGTCGTCGTAAGCCAGCGCCTGCTGCTGACCGAGTATTTTGTTGATTACCTCAATCACCGTTTCACCGTGATCAGGCTGAACATCAGGAATAACACCCGACGGCGCACCGCTGTTCACCACCTCAATGCCGAAAGGCGCAGCAAGCGCCTGCGCAATCTGCACCAGCGAGCGTCCGTTAAACTGTGTCGGTTCGGCTGCACAGTCAATCAGGTCAGCCGTCAGACTACGTCCGGCAATACCGGTGCTGACCGAACGGGCATCGTAACGAACGGGAGTCGCCTCCACCCAGCCGGTGATCACCAGCTCATCACCAATCAGCACTTCCACTTTTGAACCGTTTTTAATGCGCGGCTGAAGCGTGGTGATACCCTCATCTCCCGGCCACTGGCGAGTGATCTCCACACTGAAATCCCGCGCCAGCCGTTCAATACCGGCACCGATGCGCACCGATGTCCAGCCATTCCACTCCCGGCCATTTACCCGTAGCGTGACATTGTCGTTCATTGCACTGGCACCTTCAGAGGGATCACCGGCACAAAGCCGGGATGCGTAATGGCATTACGCCGGATAATGTCCGCGTCACGCGCAGCGTTATCAAACCAGGTCGCCGCCAGCACCAGCGCGGGTAAAACCTCATCCGGCGTGCGCTGAATGATCCGTGCAGACTGTTCAAGGCGCGTGTTGATATCCGCATTCAGATCTGCTTTCACCCGGCGCAGCGCCAGAAACAGCGCATCACTGGTTGTACGGGACAACTCCTTATCAATTGCCGTATTCAGTGTGTCGCGAATGTCGGTCAGTTCTTCCCACGTTGGCAGGTCAACCGTGTTTTTCACCGCCGGTGCATTGTTCAGTGCCGGATGCGTGACAGAAGGCCAGCCGGTGCTCTGCGCGGGTGTTGTTGACTGCCCTACTGTGGCATTCTGCATCACCGCGGAAGTTGTGGGCGCAGGCAATCGTGTGACGGCATACGCCGCTTCGCTGATTGCGGTCGTACGAAGGGTGCTGGCAACCACGTTACGCTGCTGCGTCGCCGTGGCGGTAGTTTTACTGTCCGTTTTCCAGACGCCGCGCGGTTGCAGATCGCTGCCGAGGCTGACACCGGAAAGCGTTTTGATCATGGTGACCAGGTCGCTGGCGTTACCATAAAGGCGTTTCCCGGTACGCCACATTTTCTGCACCTGCTCAACGAAATTTTTGCCTGACGATGGCGGCGGCAGAAGTACCGAGATATCCCCCTGCAACAGTCTGGCGGCATCCGATACGGCAGAATCCACCACTTTCATCGCATCAGAAACATACCCAAGCATTGTGCTGGCATTACCGACGACGTCGTTCTGCACAAAATCTGCCACGCCATCGATACTGAAACCACTGAAGCTGTCACTGATGCAGTCATCCAGTGCAGAACAGGATGACATCAGCGTCTGCGCCGTCGCCGCACCTGAAGTGGGGTAAGAGAGTTCTCCCGCTTCGACAAACTTCAGGTCAAAGCGGACAATACGCCCTTCACTCTTCGATGTGCTGACCCGAACTTCCCCATCAACACAGACTTTCAGCTCACCGTAAGTCGGATGGACAAGCGTGCCGGGACCGGGTTTATTCAGCGCGTCAATCAGGCGATCGCGCTGGTCAAAGCAGTCATCTCCCACCACATAAGCTGTGATGGCCGGGCGGAAAGTGATTTTCCCCAGGTCTTCGGTATAGGGTTTGTCGCGGTTCGGGTATTCGTGCGTTTCCACACGACGACCGGTTCCCGCACTTTCTTCTTCAACCTTAAACGGCACACCGCGAAATGACGCATCCTGAAGTCTGTCTTTCCACGTCATATAAACTCCGTACATAAAAAATCCCACCGGAGTGGGACTCATTAACAGATTAATTTTTCATTACCTGCCAAAGCGCGTATAGCCAACATCATGGCTGACATCAAAACCGCTGGATCGCGTTTCCATAACCCGCATACCCGGAGGCGAATTCACAAAAGAGACCTTGATCTCACCATCAACTTTTGGCGCAGAAGCTTTGTTAATCATGAAGGGATTCGGGCCTGTGGCATCGGAGGCGTTGTTTGACTGAGCCGGATCTACCGCCTGATAAGGTGTGTATCCCCGTGCCGGTATTCCCGTCCCATAAGCATCATAAGCACCCGCGCCCCACTGCGCCGAGTTAATGGTATCGACCGTGTCACAGGAACTGTCGGTAAACCATTCAATAATCGGCTTCAGCTTATCCCACATATCCTGAAACCACTTAACAACCGGTCCCCAGTTATTGATCACCATCCCCAGCGGCGACCAGGCAAAAACCTTCTTCAGAAGTTCCCGGCCAGCCTCAAAATAAGGACCAATGGTTTCCCAGAGCTTCTTGAAATAAGGTCCGACAACATCCCAGTTAGTGATAATTAATCCCGCAGCCAGAGCAATCGCCGTCGCAATCATGCCAATCGGCGTCATCGACATGATCCTGCTGACAATACTGATGGCACTGCCCACGCCCATCAATCCCAGTTTCAGAATCGCAAGACCGGCAGCAAGCCCGACGACGCCGCGAATAACCCGGGGATTTTCATCCGCAAACTTCGTGAATTTCTCCCCCAACTCCCCCAGCCATTGTGTGATATTTTTAGCGTCACCAGAAAATGCGCCGCCAATAGCCGCAAGGCCGTTAGTTGCGGTCCCTGTCATTGCCTCCCACAGGTTGGACAGCGTACCAAGCTGTGCCTGAACACGTTTATTCAGGCTGGCCTGTTTATTCATCTTCTGCTGGATCTGATCGTAGCCATCCTTTCCTTTATCGATTAGTGCATTGACCACCTGAAGGGTTTCGGCATCATCACCAAATATTGCCTTAAGTACACCTGTTCGCTTAACGTCGGTCAGTTTTCGCAGCTTTGCCAGTTGCCTGAACATGTTATCAAGACCGCCAAAACTTCCTTTGCCGTCAGTAAAATCGAGCTGTACCCCGAGTTTCTGGCGGGCCATAACTTTATTAACGTCCCTGATTTTCTTAACGCTTAATCCGGACTGGATAACTTTTCGCAGGGCATTACCTGCCGACTCCCCGTTCATCCCCATCTGATCCATCATGACGCTGATGGGGGCAAGGCTCTGTGCAGCCTGAAGACCATCCTTGTTCACCATCTTCAGAACAGAACTGGTTTTAGTGAAGAAGGACAACATGTTGGTATCGTCAACGCCCAGATAAAACGCCTTCTGGATAGTGTCGAACAGCCCCATCATGTCTTCTGACGCCGTTCCGGTAGCATCCTGCATCTTTGCTGCAAACTCAGCAGCCGCTTCCGGTGTTTTTTTCAGTTGTACCGCAAGATAAGCTGTCGCTTTACCCACACCACCCAGAATGTTTTCTGCCGGGATCCCCTGACGCACCAGCATCTGCATCATGTTCTGGAAATCAGCCGTTGTACCAGGTAGCTGGTTACCCAGGCCAATAGCCAGTTTATTGATGTCCTGAAAGCTCTTTCCAACTTCGCCGTTCGCATCCATCATGGCGACTTTCAGCCCGGTGGCGGCGTTTTCCTGATCGGCATAAGATTTCAGGGAAAGCGTCAGACCCGCTGCCAGTCCGCCACCAAGCGCCAGCCCACCCTGTGACGCTTCTTCCGCCTGGCGTTTAAATCCCCGGATTTTCTTTTGCATTTTCGACAGCGCGGGAGAAAGCCTGTCGACACCGGTGATCAACGCCTTAAGCTCAAATTCAGCCATGTGTGCGTTTCTCCTGCTCTATCCTGTTTGCCTGACTGACCAGTAAGGGAATTTCACTGATCGGCATATTCAGCAATTCGAAAGGATTAATGCGCCAGTAGCTGGCGCAGTCAAAGAAGCGATCAGTGAGGTATTCAGCCGTCAGGCCTGGAGGAAAAAACCAGCCACAAGCCACGCCGCTGCATTCAGGTCTGCCGGAGACATCTGGTCGACAGAGCTTTGCGGCACTTTCGCCAGCCGCACAATGTATTTCGACACCACATGCGCCAGAAGTTTGACTGACTCATCCTGATTCATCTGGTAGGGATACCCCAGCTCGCGGACATCCTTCCCGGTAGGCTCATCAAACTCCAGTACGGAGAGTGTCTCGCCATGAGCAGTAATCGGTTTCTTTAACTCAAGCTCTTTCATTACTGGTAATCCCCTTCTTCACCGTGGAACTCAAGATCAACCGTACCTTCTTCGGCATTATGGTTCGCTTCGCCGTGCAGCCAGGCAGACGACAGTACATAGACCTGACCGTTCGCCAGCTCGGCAGTGATAGTCATCTCATCAGACGAGGTGATTTTGTTCACCGGAAAATTCTTCGGCACCTTGAAAGTCCCTTTGACATAAGGCGCACGGTGAGTTTCCTTGCGGTCCACTGAACCGTCCAGGCCGATGATGTCATCATTGACCGTCCTGTTCATGGGCACCTCAATGCCGCCGGTCAGCGATAGCTGTTGACCGTCAATTTTGAAATAACAGGTTCCCCCGATACGGGCCATTATGCAGACTCCTCTGAATACTGAAGACGGAACTGGTTAACCACGGCAAAGACACGCAACTGGTTAACATAGTCAGGCGGGAACAGCGTGTTCAGGCGGTTCGGATCGCTGGCATCACGCTCCACAACCAGGTACTGCTTAAACAGTTCGTAGTTTTCCACGATCCCCGCACGCTCAAGCTGACGGTAGGTTGCCAGCAGTTCCCCTTTGATCACCGCCGGGGTGACAATCGCCTGACCGGGACCAAAGCGGGTACCGTCACTGGCAAGCTTGTGACGCCCGTACTTACTGGTAATGACGGATTTCAGTTTGCGCAGTACATACGCGCTGGTATGCAGCGTCTCACTGTCGAGGTAGCTGTTATCCGCAACCCCGTAAGCGTTTTTCCTGTACGTGGTGACATCACGCTGAATGCGTAGTACCCCGCTTTCGACATACGCCGTTGCCACGCCATGAGACAGCAGGGTCTGTTGTTCGGTCATCGTGAACCGTTTCCCCTTCGGCGCAGGCAGCATACCCACCAGCTCACCGGTCTGCGTGGGACGTGCCGGATCGTTGCGAATAAACACCGCTGCGCGGGCGGTACGGCTTGCCGCCAGCTCGTCGGCAGGCGTCTGGGTCTCTTTTTCGTACCCCGCCAGGGTAATGTGCTGCTGGTTAAACTGATCACCTGCGGTCACCAGTTCTGACAGCGTGCCGATCTTTGCCGTATACACATGACCATACAGCTGACGCGCATAGCTCCAGCGACCGCTGGTATCGTTCATCTCGGTCACCAGCGTGTTAACGGAGGCAGTGTCGTTGAACGGCAGACCGATATAATCAAACGGCTCATCCGCCATTGCAGCCACCGCGCCGGTGAGAACAGGAGCGCCCGTTCCGGCGGTCCCCGCCGCCACGGCAATCTGTACGCCCGCTGGCAGCACTTCGCCCCCACCAAAGCCGTAGTAATTGAGGCTGACAGGAATTTCATTCCCGCAAAGCCCCTTATGACGCGCGGTCAGCGTGACCACGCCTGCCGAAGATGAGGCCGTAAACGGCAGAGCCGGAACGGCATTGATGGCATCCTTGATACTGCTGGCAATCGTCGCGACGTTATCGCCGTTGGTCACCGGTGCCTGCACGCGGGTACGTCCCACATAAACATTTACCGTGCCGGTTTCGGTTGCCGCCCCGGTCACCGTCAGCGTAACCGTTGCCGCCGCGCCCGTGGATTCAGGAACGGCAATCACATACAGCTCACCAAACGGGTCGGTCTGGCGATAAGCCTCGACCATACGCGCCAGCTGACTTCCCGCACCACAAATCTGACGTGCATAGTCTGCCGACGGCATCAGCACCAGACTGTTGGCAACAATCTCTGCACCGTTATTGGCATGACCAATCAGCAGTGATGCTCCGCTGTCCTGTGCAGTATTCGCCGCCGAGTTATCCATTTCCGCATAAAACAGCGGAACCAGCGTATTCGACGGAATGGTGTTAAAGCTTATCGTCATCGGTATTCACCTTTTCATTCACGCGCCGGATATCACCCACTGCTTCACGGCGCAGCCAGTAGTTGTTCTCATCAACATTTCGCCCCTCGGCGGGCAAAAGGTCGCCGCGGGCAGGGTCAGGTACCGACCGCCCTTTAACAGGTTTCACAAACATGATGATCCTCAGGAAGGAAGGGTTATTTCGGTGTGATGTTCGATATCGCCGTCAGGCCCGTTACCGGGATCGAGATAATCAACATCAATCGCCAGCGTTCGCAGTTCATCCAGACTGTTCAGCTCATCCTGCTGGCGGGTATCGTCTTCAGTCAGCTCGCTGATGACCGAAAAATCGAACTGATAAATCAGCTCATGACGATTCAGATCCAGCAGCGTGCCGCCGTCATAGGTAATCGGGTTACCGCACGCTTCCGGGTTCCAGCCCAGCAGGGCCTTAAAGAGCATCTGCCGGACATCGTCCACCACATCATACGAGGCAAACTGACCGCGCTCATCACGCCAGTTACTCAGTATGACAACCACGGAGAAGCCCTCTTTCAGCTCCTGCCAGTAGTCGGTCTGGCTTTTGTTTTCTCCCGGAGAGTCATCACCCGGTACCACATACGCCGCCGGGAGTCTCAGCTTTCCGACCTCCGGCAGATTTTTGAACTGTGCCGCGCCTGCCACCCGGTTTTCAAAATACGGGCAGCGGGCACGCAGCGCAGCAATAACAGGCGTCAGTTTCATCTGTGTCGTCGCTCCGGCTTCAGTGATTTACGCAATTCCCGCGCCAGAAAATAGCGTGTCCAGCTGCGGTTCTTTTCAAGAGTTTCCACCATAAAGTTATTACGTGGAGCCAGCCGCCAGCCGCTGCCACCGGATGCACCACGATGATGACTACGACGACGTTTTGCTCCTCCCCGGACACCAAAAAACAGAAACGCCGGATAGAAGTCACCAGAGATCATCCGGTTCCCCTTCCCGTTGCGCTGGTTAGGGGCAATGCGTGTCATAAAACCGGCTCGCTTTTTACTGGCTCTCGGCACCATGTAACCAATCGAACGAGCCAGGCGTCCGGTCTGATAACCGGGGTTTTCACCCGGTGCCGACCGCGCACGGCGCATCACCAGCCGACGGGCATCACGCATATGACGCTGCCCAATCGTGACAAACGCCCGCCGGACACGTGCGCGGTTAAAGCGCATCTCCGCGGGCTGCTGAACATCAACGTGAAAAAAGGGAGTCGCCATTGCTGCCTCCGTGACTCTGCGTAAATTCGCCCAGTTCCGTACACTCCAGCAGCAGAAAGCGCCGCGCCCCGTTCAGATCGCGCTGACGTTTCACCCGGTACACACTGTCACCGCAGACCACCTCATAATCAGCGGTGATCCCCCGGCGGTAGCGAATGGTGATGTAATGGGTGATGGCGTCTCCGGTCTGCGCGGTTTCCTGCCAGGTGGTGGCACTGGTCTGGACAACCTTCGCCCATGCCCGGAACGCAACCGGGTATTGAGGCTCCACGCCAAAGTTATCCGCGGGCATATCCACCCGCTGGCGGATCAGGACGCGTTTATTCAGTTCGCCGGGGTCCGGCAGAATGTAGGTTGCGCTGGTCTGCGCCTGACGAATTTTCATTGCGGAAAGTACCTGTACGGGCCGACAAGCCAGCCAAAACTCTGCGGCATGTCGAGTTTCTCCACTTCCGTAACCGAAGAGCGGTTTTCGTAAAAATGGCTGATAAGCATCAGCATCCCCAGACGAATATCATCCGACAGGTGCAGCCCGTCCGGATCGCTGTCCGGAATGGTTTCATCCGGTGCATAGAGCTTCCGGTTCAGATACGTTTCCGTCCGCTTTTGCGCCGCACAGGCCAGCAGTTGCAGATGGCGGTCATCAGCATCGAAATCCTCATCCAGCCGGAGTTGGGCTTTAATCTCTTCCATTGTCAGAAGCATACTCAGCCCTCTTTACTGGTCGTGGCTTTTTTCTCTTTTGCCGCTTTACTGCTTTTTGCACTGGTTCCGCGCTCTGCTAACCCGGCCTGAAGTGCAATCTCCTGCACCCGGGCAGGAAGCGCCCCGTCGTCATACTCACCGGCCCGAATGACCTCAACACGCATACCGTCCGGTGACCATTTCAGATCTTGTTTCAGGATCATGATTCTTCACCCGTCAGAACAGGGGGCGCGGTTCCGCGCCCCTGAGTGATTACGCCGCTGCAATCTTCAGCAGTTTGATGGCCTGCGAATCGACCAGCATCCCGCCGGTGCGCTTGGTGGTATAAAAACCGACAAACGGTTTATTGGTGTACGGGTCACGCAGAATGCGGGTGCCGATACGGTCAACGATGGTGTAACCCCGTTTGAAGTTACCAAATGCAATGGCTTTCGCATCAGCGGCGATATCCGGCATCTGTTCGTTTTCAGCGATACCATAACCCGCCAGAGAGGACGGCTGCCCCAGTTCCAGCCCCGGACGCCACAGATAGTTACCCTCGGTGTCTTTCAGCAGACGGATGGCAAACAGGCTGTTGTTGTTCATCATGAACTTCGCGCCAGTGCGGTGTGCCTTTCGCAGCGTGTAAATCAGTTTGATAATGGCGTCTGCGGTCACCGCAGTCGCGTCGCCGGATACAATATGCTGAAGTTTGCCGAACGCCCGGACCTTATCGGTTTCATCCGTGGATTCATACGCCAGGAACCCTTTCGGCTTCTTGGTACCATCGCCGGTGGTAAAGGCAATTTCTTCCTGTTCGGCAAATTCGGTTGCCAGCTCGCTGTTGATCCAGGCCTCCACGTTGAAAAAGGCATCATCCAGCATTTTCTGGGTGGCCTGCGGGTTACCGTAGATTTCCCCCATGAAAGGTTCAATCAGCCCCAGTTTTGAGGTGGCAGTCTGGGAGCGCGCGTCAGTCTCGCCAACCCATCCGGAAGCCGTGCCGCCCAGATTCACCAGTTTTTTGTAGTCGGAACCACCAACGGTGATCACCGTGGCTTCCTGACGCATCACCACTTCATCTTTCAGCAGGTTAAGAATGTTGCGATCCAGTTCTTCCGGCACGGCGTAGCCACCGTCTTCATCGGTGCCCACCTGCAATGCCTTACGCTCCAGATCGCGCAGACCGTCTTCACGGCCTTTACGCAGGAAGCCCACAAACGCCTCTTTATGCTCGGTGGCCAGTTTATTTTGCGCACCACCTGCCGGACGTTTCAGCTCAAGCAGCTCTTTTTCAAGATCGCTTTTGAGGTTTTCCAGCTCGCTGAGTTTCCCGTTCAGGGTTTCCACCTGCCCGGCAAGTTTGCCTTTTTCCTGCTCAATCGCATCCACGCGCTTGTCGTTCTTTGCTTTGAAGTCGTCAAACTTCTGCTGCAGCTCCTGCGCGACCTGTTCGACATCTTTAATATCAACCGCCATCGTATTTCTCCTGATTAGAAGTTCAGATTTTTCAGTGCATTCAGTGCAGAGCCCACATCCTCAGCGTCGCGCAGGGACAGTGCGCCATAGCCCCCGGCCATGAATGCTTTGGCCTGGGTACGGGAGAGTCCGACATCACGCAGGACTCTTTCGATTTTTTTCTGTTCGGGGATTTCCCCGCGGGCCAGTGCGTTCTTGACGTCGCTGATCCGCGCCTCGTCGTTAGACGGGAATGTCACCAGACTGACTTCCCAGAGGTCGATTTCTTTCAGCAGAAAGGCTTCTTTCGTCCGGTCGTATTCCCAGTCCTTCAGGACGTACCCAATAGAAAGGCCGGTTAACGAACCGGCCTTCATGTGTGCATGTGCGCGTTTTGCCAGGGGATCATCATCAATGAGCAACCGCCCCCTGACGTAAAGCCCGACATCGTCTTCCTTCATTTCGGTGTAAACACCGATGGGCTCATCCATGCGGTGCTGCCAGAGCAGCGCAGGTAACGCTTTTCTGTCACTCCACGCCCGCAGGGAAGCAGCAAATGCCCCGGACATCACCACATCATCGTGGCTGTCCTTTACACCAAAGACGGAGCCATACCCTTCAAACTCACCGGAGTCACTGACAGATTTCAGACTCAGCGGTACATCAAGACGTTGTTTCGTCTGCATTGGCGTTATCCTTCTGCTTACCGGCTTTACTGCCATCGGAGGGTTTCGTGGTCATGTTCATCGGTGTGAGATAAACATCACCACCGGGACGCGGATTCATATCTTCCAGGTCGCGGCAGTCATTGGGAGAGTAAATTCCCCAGTTGATCCCGGTGGCGTAGGCTTCAAAACGGGACTTCATATCCCCGCGCAGTAACGCCCCGGCGTTAAATTTGGCGTAATAAACGCCCTGCTTACTTTTTCGTACCAGTCCGGTGTTGATCCGTTGCTCAATGCGGGTCAGATACGGCACCAGTGAATAGTTGATAAATCCCAGCCCCAGCTCTTCGATATTGTTGAAGGTGGCGCGATCGGTGTTCTGCACCATGTGCAATGGCACCCGGAACAGACGACAGATTTCTTCAAGCTGAAACTTGCGGGTTTCCAGGAACTGGCTGTCCTCGGCGTTCAGCGCCATCGACTTCCAGTCCAGCCCCATCTCAAGGATCATCGGGCGGTGAGCATTGCCAAGCCCGGTGTGACGCTCCTCAAAATCTTTCTTCAGGCGCTCATAAGCCTGATCCGACAGCGTCTGCTCTGTACGCAACACACCGGACGTCACCGCACCATTGCTGAACAGTCTGGCCCCGTGCTCTTCGGTCGCAGCTGCCAGCGATATTGCCTCGCGGGCATAGGCGATGGGATTCAGTCCCACCAGACCGTCCAGCGTCAGCGTGCGCACATGCCAGATATCTTCCTGGCTCAGTACATCCGTGGAGCCGTCCGGGAATGTGACCTGATAGACCGGCTCCCAGCTACTGTTAAGCTTCGGTACCACACAGCCGGGATCGACGGGCAGCAGTTCAGCCACTTCGCCAAATGCTTTCACTTTGTAGGCGTAAAAGTTTCCCCGCAGGCACAGACAGGTGACCACCAGCTCCCAGAACTCCTGCGGCGTCATATAGCCATTGGGATGCGTGGAGATCAGCTTATGCAGACGCTCGCCGGTGGCTCTCTGTTTCAGGCTGCCGTTCAGGTGATACAGATTGCAGGGCAACATCCCGACCGACTCTGCCAGCACCCTGACACAGGAAAAAACCGCCGTCAGTCGCATGGCCCGCTGGCTGCTGATCTGCTTTCCGGTATAGGTGTCGTAGGACAACCCGATGGCATCCGCCAGCTCTGCTGGCGTGGTCACCGGTGCGTCACTTTTTCGTTGAAATAATCCCGAAAAGAACACTATTTACCTCCGCCGACAGACGACTGTGTACGGTCGAGATATCGCGCCACCAGCCACGACCAGAACAGGCACAACGCCCCGGCAACAACAAACCCCGCCGGGGGATAAATCAGCCAGGCACCATACGCCAGCAAAAGCGCCCCCAGCACGCCCACCAGAGGCGCGAGAATCAGCATGATCATAATTACCTCAGTTAAAGCGAGCGGATCCCATAGGACTCAATGTGGTCAGACAGCGTGTCTTCTTTCTCGTACAGCATGGCTCTGCCAACCGCCATAATCAGCGCAACTGCACCATCGATTTTGTTTTCCGCCTGCTCCTTGACAGGCTTCACCACATCATCGTTACCCGGAATGGTTTTGCCGACCACGTTGCCGATACACCAGGTCATGATGGGATTGCCGTCATGATGAAAGCGCCCCGATTCAATCGCCGCTTCCAGCTCTTTCATCGGATCGGACATGTTGGTGTAGTTCTGAATGATGGTGATGGGGTTCAGGTCTTCATCAGCAAGGTCATGCGACAGCCCGGTCGCCCCGAAGGGGTCGATAGGTGACTCACTGACCGGGCTGATTTTGTTCGCCGCTTTGGCCTCCTCGAGGATGTAGCGATAATCCACCTCCGCACCATCGGTAACGGTCAGAACGCCCATTTCCACCCATTTCTGAAAGCGTTCGGCTGTCCGTCGATCTTCATTTTTCTCGACGCTGTACACCGTGTCATACGGTACCCAGAAACGCGGGGCTACACTGTAGTAATGCGTTTTACCGTCAATCTCGCGGGTATAAAGTCGCGCCATGCTGTTCATATCCAGCTTACGCGCCAGGTCAAAGGCCAGAATGCACGGCTGCCCCTCGAACTGCTCAAGGGTCAGTGATTTATCCTCGCAGCTCTTCCAGCTCACCAGGTTGAAATACGCCGAACGCGCCGACACCCAGATATTGAGGTGTTTTGTTTTAAAGACGTTTGCCAGACGGGCGTTATTTTTCGCACGCTGCTGCTGACTTAACAAAAATTCGCGATAAACCGACACGCCAATATTTGGATTGGCTTTTTCCAGCACCTGCGGGTCGGTCCAGTCGTCACCTTCATCAACGGTATAGATGATCCCGAACAGTTCATCGTTAGGCACCGAGCCGTTGAGCATCTCGATGACTTCCCGCCGCTTGTCGTAGCACGGTCCCTCAATGTTGTACCCGGCAGTGGTGATAGCCCACATCAGTGGCTGACGTCGCGCCCCCATCCCGGTAAGCATCGTGGTGTAAAGCGCATCTGTGGCGTGCTCGTGATATTCATCCACCACGGCACAGTGGGGTGATGAACCATCACCGGGGTTACCGATCAGCGGTTCAAACCGCGCACCATCCTCCGGACGGTTCATGTTTGAGGCGTTAACCTCAATCCCGAACGCTTCCGTCAGCATGGGTGTGCGTTTACACATCAGTCGCGCCGGGCGAAAGACTTCCCATGCCTGTTTCTCTGTCGTGGCACCGGAATACACTTCCGCGCCGAACTCGTTATCACAGGCAAAACAATACAGGGCAACACCGGCAGAGATTGCCGATTTGCCGTTCTTACGGGGGATTTCGGTATACACCTCCCGGAAGCGGCGCAGCCGGGAGCCTTTATTGACCCAGCCAAACGCGCAGCAGATCACAAAGAGCTGCCACGGCTCCAGCGTGATGGGCATCCGTTTGAATGCCCACTCACCCTTGGTGTGCGGCAACAGCTGAATAAATTTCACGGCCCGTTCAGCCAGGTCCTTGTCGAAGCGGTAACGAAACGACTTACTTTTTTCCGCCATCAGGTCATCAAGATGGCGCTGGCAGGCCTGAATCACAAACTGGCAGGCCACAATCTTTCCGCGCACGACATCACGGGCATACTGATTGGCTGCATTTACGTTGGGGTAAGATTTCCGGCTCATGATTCGATAATTTTCAGAAACGGGTTAGTGGCTTTCTTCTGCCCCGCCAGGCCAATCAGACGCTGGCGGCTGCTGGGGTCGAGTCCGAGCATTGCCCCCGTGCTGCTCATCTCGGACTCCTGTTCTTTCTTGGCGGTCAGCTCCGGATTTTTGACCATACCGCCCATTGCACCGGTGATGGTGTTGCCCTGGCTGGCAATATTTTTCACGGCACGTCGCCAGAACTCATAGGCTACGCACCACCGCTCAAGCACCGCGAGGTCAGTCACGCACAGCAGGCCCTGACCGCAGAGTTCTTTGGTTGTCAGTTGCCACATGATCGTGGCGAGAGGGAGATTTTCTTCTGCGAACCACTCCGGTGGCTCAACGCCTTTGATGGGCGTAAAAACAGGTTCATCTTTGTTCAGGGCTCGCTTGCCGGGGTTTCCGGCCAGCGCCTTGCGCGCCGTTGGCTTGGGGCGACGCCCGGAACGCCCCGCCGTTCCAGCCATATGCGGCACTCCTGGTTAAATTTCATTTTTCGCGGGTATAAAAAAACGATGGGGCGGGCAGTCCGGAAGACGTCAGGCCGCAGAGATTTGACCCGCCCCTCCCCTCAGACAGTTGAGAATTATTATCACTTAAGCCGTTCACGGGCCGTCTTCGCCTTATGACACGGCCAGCACAGACTCTGCAGATTACAGTCGGCATCAGTGCCGCCATGCGCTTTAGGGATGATGTGGTCAACAGTTTTCGCCTCACGCACCACACCAGCGCGCAGACATAACTGACATAAACCTTTGTCACGTTTCAGCACACGCGCGCGGATAACGTCCCACTTCGAACCGTAGCCGCGCTGATGACGGGATTGTCCTGGCTTGTATTGCTTCCAGCCTTCGCTTTTGTGGCTTTCGCAATAACCTGACGGGTCAGTGGTGGTACGGCGGCACCCGCGAACACGGCAGGCTTTTGGAGTTCGTGGTGGCATTGAAGAAAACTCTTTGTAATAAGCATAAAAACCCCATATTGAATGGGGCTTGATGAATTACTGTCCTAAAGCACTTTTTGCCAATATTGAAGCAATTGAAGCAAACGTCGGATTTTCCAATAGCTTTTGCCAAAGGCTTTTAACCTCTGGATCATTGCAATGCTCTATAGCATCATGTAGTTGTTGAATGGTTATATTCTTTGTGATCGAATTGTCATTACCGGCTTGAAAATCACCACCAGCATTAATAGCACCGTTAAACGTCAAATGGGTCGTAATCTGCTTCGGCTTCTCTTTTACATCCAATGCCTTCACTATCAATACCGCCAAATGTGAGTAGCCAGGGCAACCAGCCTCGAGACTAATTTGCACCTCGTAATCAAGCACTTCAAATAGTCTTTCCCTGTCGACCATTTTTTGCACAATGATATCGCCGATATTAAATGGACATAAGTCACTTTCAATAGGAATATACAATCGACCTTTAGATGAGTCACGTTGACCATAATAGGTGGATGAATTAAAGGTAAAAGTATCTGGATAGAAAAATTGATCTGGTCGCATAATAGTCCCTTTTGTGTTTTGTGGATATCTCCATTAATTAGACTATTACTTTATCTCTTTTCCCAAATACATACATTCAAAATTAAGAGCATTATCACAGATAATTTCGAAGCGATATTGCAATGCCTACCCATGACCTGTATTCAACGAAACGTATCAGAGGAATACCTTGTTCGTTATCTACATGACGATAAAAATATACATCAATTTTGATTATCAATGATTCTGATATCAGACTTATCCCTATTACATTGAGCCAACGCGGATAACAAACTTACATTCAAATCAAGACTTGCACCATACGTCAGTGGGTTGGGTATAAACGGTACAGGTGTATCAGAAGTCAAGCTGACTGGTAGTGGAGTCTTCGGAATGCTCACGTAAACTGTTCGCGTACTTCCGCAACCGGTCAGCAGCGGCAGCAGGCACAGGACGTGAAGCACAATCATCATCCGCAACAGCCACTTTGATATCTTCCTGGGTTCTCTGTGACTCCAGTGCGATCTGCTGTTTTGCATATTGATTCGCCTCCTGAATGATGTTCGTTATTGCCATAGTACGCAGAACATTCGCGGTGATAGCCTCAGTAGAATCAGCTCGCTGTTCCGCAGCGTCAGCACGCTTCTGCTCCTCCAGAAACTTTCCATGATAGTGATTCGCTGACCAAACAAGACCACCAGCAATACAAGCAATAAACGTTAAAATGAGCGCCCAATAACTCATCTTCATACCAGCAGCGCCGCCCGCGCCTTGTTGTATCGAACCTTACGATCCTCAATACCGTTCAGACCGCCGTTAATGATGCGCGTAACACGATTAATATCGGTACCGTAGACCATGCAACCTTTAGAGGTGTAGAACCATGCAGCTGAGCGCGCGGCCTGTAGCTCCTGTTCCAGTTGTTCAGGTGAAGTCACCAGATCTAACTTCAGCGCCGCGCCACAGATGCGATAATTATGGAGGCCAGTGATTTGAATTAATCCTCTACCACGATATTTCCAGCCATCACCTGGTGCTTTGTTACCCAGTCGGTTGCTATACACAAGATTGGCAATAGCATCCTGACGAGCTGCATGTCCGGATGTTCTGCCAAGGGCATCAGCCTGCTGCTGTGTAATCCTCTTTCCGAACGACGCCACCAGCGCAGATGGTGTGTAGTTAAAATTTTCAACTACGGCGCTAAACCCCATCGACTCATGGCCTACCTGAGCGATAAACATTGCCTGATCCGCTGGTGCTGTAATGCCGAATTCCTTCATCGCCGCATCAATGTGCGGAAACCAGCGCGCAGCCAGCCCGGCGCTAATACCAGCCGCCTTTTGAAATAATTGTTGGTTCATTAGTGCCTCAGATGATCAACCAGACGTGCAACGTTGCCTCTGACGGCCACCAGCACGGAAAGAAAAATAGTATTCGCCACGATAATGGGCCATGAGGAATGGGGATAAATCCCACAGAGATAGGCCAACGGAACAGCACTGTATGTAACAGTAATCAGCCAGGCTAAACGTGAAACCCAAGGACGATGCCGCGAATCACCACGACGATAAAACATCAGAGTAATAACAACACAAGCACATAACAGCGCATTTATAGTTGCTGTCGGGTCATTTAGCTCCACCTGAACCTCCCCGGCGCGTTATAAGCGCCACCAGCGAACCGATATCCTGGTTATTCAGAAACGTCAGGATTTTAACGGCTAAAGCAGAGACGATTACGGCACCAATAGCATCCAGAGGTTTATCACTGTATCCGGTCAAGTTTGCCAGCTTGGAGCCAACCAACCCAGAGCACAGGATTCCGGCAATATACGACACGATAAAATAATGCCAGTCGACGCGATAAACTCAGATCTGCTGCTGTTGCGATGTAGAATACAGCCCCTGCAAATGCGCCAAATACAACACCGTAATCAGTTCCGGTCAGCAGTCCATAAACACTAGCGCCTGTCAGGACTCCAGCAGCTAACCCTGTGCCGGAAATCGGATCGGACATTTAGCCCCCTCTTAATTGCTGTGAATCCTCTCAAAAGTGAAGGGAATAAAAAGGCCGCCATATGGCAGCCTTAATATGAATAATTAAGTTTAGTTAACTTGGTAAGTGTTGCTGATTACCAACCCACTTAAACGAGTCAAGAACGCCCTGAACAATACTTTGCATTTTTGATAACGATTCAGGTGAAATGTCCACTTCACCATAGTGACCATCAGACATAGTTGACCCGAATTTGGTGCCATTCAGATTATTTAATATCAAAGCACCTTGCGGTGCATTTATGAAGGTATTACTTATAGGCTGGAGATTCAAAGGCTTCGGTTCTCTCCCTGCGCCAAGCCCTCGAGCCCTATCTTCGAGGTGTTGAGTTGAATTCCTAACCCCTCTGAGATCAGGAAAATCTTTACCTATCTGATCGTGTAGGGCTTTTATCGACTCAGGAGCATAAGGTTCATTCGAAATAACCTTTATAAATTTATCAATAGTATCAAGAGAATAAAGAAAAGATTTTGCATAAATAAAAATCACACAATGTTTGTGGCTACGTGGAATTTCACCAGAACTCCACTTTTCTCGTTTAAACCTCGCGTCCACCTCAAATTGTATGTTTTCAGGATTCTCAAAAGGGGATAAACCTAACTCCTCACGAACTAGTGTTTCGATGGTTCTTCGTTCTTGCATTTCTTTTTCCCATTGCAATTGCGAAACCCCTTGTTGTTCTATTTGATTGTTTTGCTGCTGCATAAATAAATTTAATGCAACATTAGCCTCATAAAATGCAAATTCAAGATGGTCCAAAAGCCGTTCTATTTTCCAAGACCACTCTTTGTCTTCACTTTCAAGCCAGTTGCCAGGTTTGGTCAATTCAAATATATACATTTGCTCAACTCACAGGATAATGGTAAAGCAATTATATTTTATTTTATAAAAAATGTTATAGGTTATGTCGCATATCAAAAAACCTGCTCGTCGGCGGGTTTATAAAACTTTGGCAACATATCAAATATGCTTCCAATATGGCTTATTTTGTTGTATTTTGCAAGCGCGTTTGAAGGAGATAGTGAAATTTACGTCATATTTCTCCCACTTTGAGAGCTTCTTCATCCTCATAGTATTCAAGAGCCATGGCCAGCGCAGACTCATCAAGCTGGGTAAAAGCGGCCTTTAACCCAGCCCAGTGGCCTGAATAGACGCGCAACCATGTCGAACGGTCAACGCTAACCATACGGGCCAGCGCCGCACCAGCGTAGTCTTTATAGGTTTCATTGTTTCGGGTTGCAGCAATTTCCTGTCCTGCAAGCCATACTAGGCCTATTAGTTTTTTTACTACGCGCTCCTGAAGTGAGTTTTCACCCAAGCATTTCTGATAAGCCTTCCAGACGTATTCACACATCATCACCTGGTGCGTATAGTTAAGGTCAAAACCGTAACAGTACCGCAACCAAGCCTGCTGGTATCCACTAAGCGCGGACACTGCCCTACGCCACGGCGCGGACTCAAATTCTACATCTTTTATCGGCGGCATTGGCCTGGGGCGGCTACGTGTTTCTTGCACGTACAATGGCGCGGAAAGCGAGTTAACAAAGCGTGGTCCCTTATCACCTTCGAGTTCGACAAGATGAATTCCACGGCGTGGAGTGGCATTTTTGTCTGCTGGTGGGTGTTCAGTGAAAGCCTCAAGCTGCCCTTTTGTCCCCCCAGAGAAGTCAAACAGCGCACGACGTAGTTCTATTCTGACAAAATTCAAGTCTTGTTGATTCATACTTCTCAGCGCTCCATACACTTAAGCTGTCGCAATTACGCCGATCGCCAGCGCACGATCGATAAAACGAAATATCAGCTCCAGCTGGGAGCCATACATCTCTTCAAATGCCACGGTATCCGCATGCAGCTCGTCGTGATGCTTTCTGCACAAAGGCAACACAAAGAGGTCATGCGCTTTTGTTCCCATTCCACCCTGACCGTGACCTATCAGGTGGTGGGGATCATCAGCAGGCTTTCCACAACATGCACACGGCTGTGTCTTAACCCAGCGCGTGTACTTTTCATTAACCCAGCGGCGACGTTTTGGGCGTAACATAAAAGACTCCGGCGACTCCGGATCCACTTTCAGCGCCAGCACCTTTTTCGCTTTATCCTGGATGATGCTGGTGGCAGGAACCGAAGGCACAAGGTCACTTTCCCGGGTAACAGACGGCACAACAGGCTTCGGTAATCTCAGTGCCTTACGGGCTGCACTTTCCGGTAAGGCATCCGCCAGGTCATTACGAACCAGCCACCAGCACAGTTCCGGCATTGTCACAACGTGACTATCATCAAAACCGAGATCACGGCGCACAACAGATAACACCCAGCGGGCACAGTTATCCGTTGCCATTGATTCCAGCCGTTCCGTGAACTGATCGCGCAACTGGTTATCGCAGTGCCAGCACAGACGGATTGCGCCCGGCGCGTGCCGCATTGTGGTCATGTTCTCGCTGTGCCAGTCGGAATGAGGCCACTGGCAGCCTTTTTCACGAAGTAACCAGCTTTCAAGACATTCCACGCCACCAGCACGACGGATCACTGCCTCATTGCGGAACACGGCCCGAACGGCAGGATCATCCGCCAGCGGTTGTGATGCCGCCGGAACGGCACCACTGGCGAAAGATGAATAACGCTCCGGCTCAGGCTCCAGCAGGACACGCCCCTGCATAAACAGGGGCATCAGCTCTGAACCTGGCCTGAACAATACGATCCCCATACGCGGGGCAATTTCAGGGGTCAGTAGTGCTCTCACGATCACCTCAATGAACGGTATCGAGCAGCTTTAACAGCTCAGGGAATCGGGATTCGAAGAAATGCGGCTGCGTCTCGCGCGGATTTGCGGGACTGGTGATGTTCTTGCCGAACATGCAACCTTTCGCTGTCAGCGACCAGAATTTTTTGATGTTGTTAATCGCGGTACGGCTGTATCGTTCGCGCTGCTCGACGATCCCCAGTTTCACCATCTGGTGATATGCCTGATTAGCCGTCAGGCGGATACCATACTGTTTCAGCAGTGCACTCAGTGACAGTGTCGGGCGACTTGAGCCATCGTGTGCATCAGCAGGAGCATCAATGGCATAGCGCGGTGCCAGATTCGGTAAGCCAACAGCCTCCTGGAGTTTCTGACAGGCACCAAGCACTGAAGAGTTAGACAGGTTTAACTCCCTGCGCATAAAGTCCAGCAGAATCACTCCAGCCTGCATCTTGTCAGCAGCCTGCCCGGATAATTTTTCCGATGCGCTGGTTACCATATCGAAAGTACGGATCACCTTCAGATGGAATGACGGGCTGATCCACATTGCATAGGCATACACCAGTTCTTTGCAGACATACGTCCCCTGGTTATTTCCGCCATTAATGACGCTAACTGGTTGATTTTGTTCCAGAGGTGGAATTCCACCCTCGGTGAAAAGTTGTTCAATCAATTCACAGGTTTGCTTATTGGAGAGCCAGTATTTCGGGCGGTTTTTTTGTTCTCCCCCGGCTGCCCTGTGCAGATCGTTCAGGCTGTAACGCCCATAAGCATCACGACGAACTTCAATACCATCAATGACCATCAGATTATTCATACTTCGTTTCTCCTCTTGATCAGGCGGCTGCACCCGCCGTTTTCTCGTACTTACTGATAGTGATCTCGACCTTCCCTTCCGGGATAACCGGTCCCCACTCCACCAGCATTCTTTTCACCTGACTGTCGTCTTCCCACACACCCGCGTGGGTCAGGGCGTCAAACAGCGCCTTGTTATAGTTGTCCAGATCGCGGATCCGGTTATCCGGAGGAAACAACACGATCTCCACTGAAGCAGGTGCCGACGTTGGTTTTGGCAGACGACGTAACTGCTCAACTATTGCTGCACACGCCGCGCTCTGGAATTTGCGCCCCGCCGCGCTTATCAGGCTCTTACCTGCAAACGCCCCTTGGTTGGGGTGTCGCCAGTACGTGTTCACGCTGGGCGGAAAAGGCAGTATTAGCTTCATACTTTCAGCTCCCTCTCATGTAACCAGTGGGCTGCACGCAGCCTGGCGTTTTCCTCACCGGCAAGCAGTGAGCGGATAATCCCGACCGCCTCGCTGTCGTCGTCCTTCACCGCGGTATGAAGCGTTATCCCCCGGGCCACGCCACGCTTTATCGTGATGACGCCTTTTTTCTCCAGTGCGCGAAGATGCTCCACCGCTGCATTCACTGAACGGTATCCCAGCATGGTTGCCACCTCCTGATTGGTTGGCGGAAAGCCACGCTCTTTCTGGTAAGAAATCAGCATATCCAGCACCTGCTGCTGGCATTGAGTTAACGTCGTCATTACGCCCCCACGTAATTCCCTGACAGATACCACTCATCACTCGATACAGCGCGCTTGCTGCTTTTCCGTAAACACTGCTCACGACGCGCCAGAAAATTGTTTCGTTCTGGCTGGGAGTGGCTTTCACGGAATGCCACCATCCACACCGTTGCAGCACGACGGTATAAGCCCCTGGACTCCAGTTCTTCCGCCTGGCGGGTCAGGCACAAAATCTCCCGCGGGTCGTTAGTGCCGACATAGAAATTGCGCACAGGTCTGGTTTCACGAACTGGTTGCGGTTCCGTGTCACGAACGGTGCAATAGTGATCCACACCCAACGCCTGAAATCAGATCCAGGGGGTAATCTGCTCTCCTGATTCAGGAGAGCTTATGGTCACTTTTGAGACAGTTATGGAAATTAAAATCCTGCACAAGCAGGGAATGAGTAGCCGGGCGATTGCCAGAGAACTGGGGATCTCCCGCAATACCGTTAAACGTTATTTGCAGGCAAAATCTGAGCCGCCAAAATATACGCCGCGACCTGCTGTTGCTTCACTCCTGGATGAATACCGGGATTATATTCGTCAACGCATCGCCGATGCTCATCCTTACAAAATCCCGGCAACGGTAATCGCTCGCGAGATCAGAGACCAGGGATATCGTGGCGGAATGACCATTCTCAGGGCATTCATTCGTTCTCTCTCGGTTCCTCAGGAGCAGGAGCCTGCCGTTCGGTTCGAAACTGAACCCGGACGACAGATGCAGGTTGACTGGGGCACTATGCGTAATGGTCGCTCACCGCTTCACGTGTTCGTTGCTGTTCTCGGATACAGCCGAATGCTGTACATCGAATTCACTGACAATATGCGTTATGACACGCTGGAGACCTGCCATCGTAATGCGTTCCGCTTCTTTGGTGGTGTGCCGCGCGAAGTGTTGTATGACAATATGAAAACTGTGGTTCTGCAACGTGACGCATATCAGACCGGTCAGCACCGGTTCCATCCTTCGCTGTGGCAGTTCGGCAAGGAGATGGGCTTCTCTCCCCGACTGTGTCGCCCCTTCAGGGCACAGACTAAAGGTAAGGTGGAACGGATGGTGCAGTACACCCGTAACAGTTTTTACATCCCACTAATGACTCGCCTGCGCCCGATGGGGATCACTGTCGATGTTGAAACAGCCAACCGCCACGGTCTGCGCTGGCTGCACGATGTCGCTAACCAACGAAAGCATGAAACAATCCAGGCACGTCCCTGCGATCGCTGGCTCGAAGAGCAGCAGTCCATGCTGGCACTGCCTCCGGAGAAAAAAGAGTATGACGTGCATCTTGATGAAAATCTGGTGAACTTCGACAAACACCCCCTGCATCATCCACTCTCCGTCTACGACTCATTCTGCAGAGGAGTGGCGTGATGATGGAACTGCAACATCAACGACTGATGGTGCTCGCCGGGCAGTTGCAACTGGAAAGCCTTATAAGCGCAGCGCCTGCGCTGTCACAACAGGCAGTAGACCAGGAATGGAGTTATATGGACTTCCTGGAGCATCTGCTTCATGAAGAAAAACTGGCACGTCATCAACGTAAACAGGCGATGTATACCCGAATGGCAGCCTTCCCGGCGGTGAAAACGTTCGAAGAGTATGACTTCACATTCGCCACCGGAGCACCGCAGAAGCAACTCCAGTCGTTACGCTCACTCAGCTTCATAGAACGTAATGAAAATATCGTATTACTGGGGCCATCAGGTGTGGGGAAAACCCATCTGGCAATAGCGATGGGCTATGAAGCAGTCCGTGCAGGTATCAAAGTTCGCTTCACAACAGCAGCAGATCTGTTACTTCAGTTATCTACGGCACAACGTCAGGGCCGTTATAAAACGACGCTTCAGCGTGGAGTAATGGCCCCCCGCCTGCTCATCATTGATGAAATAGGCTATCTGCCGTTCAGTCAGGAAGAAGCAAAGCTGTTCTTCCAGGTCATCGCTAAACGTTACGAAAAGAGCGCAATGATCCTGACATCCAATCTGCCGTTCGGGCAGTGGGATCAAACGTTCGCCGGTGATGCAGCACTGACCTCAGCGATGCTGGACCGTATCTTACACCACTCACATGTCGTTCAAATCAAAGGAGAAAGCTATCGACTCAGACAGAAACGAAAGGTCGGGGTTATAGCAGAAGCTAATCCTGAGTAAAACGGTGGATCAATATTGGGCCGTTGGTGGAGATATAAGTGGATCACTTTTCATCCGTCGTTGACAGTGGACGGCAGGCCCGTGGCAGGAAGCCATAGTGATCGGCCAGCAGCAGGAACCCGGAGTTGAACACCACCTTCCCATTGTTATTTTTCAGAACTGCGGCTTTCTGGTTATCGACCAGCACGGTTTTCACGCTACCGCCGAAGTAGCGAAAGGCGCGGACCAGTGA